CGTAAAACCTACCGCCAACGATCCGCCGGCCTCTTGCTAATACATCGGCATAGCTAGCGGTGTTAATGATCTTGGTGTGCCACGTTGTTATCTTCATAATAGAGTATGATTTTTTAAAGTGTCCACCTTGGCGTTGCTTTGATGGTACATTGCCGGTATATTGATAAACGGGGGCGGTGTGGATGAGGTCTTTATATAGGGCTTTGGCTTGGTTGTGGGCTATCTTTTTAGCCTCTTTTTCGATCTGCTCTAGTCCCTCTAATGGTGTCATGCTCTTATCACGATCTCATATAATATATTTTTATCTTGTGTAGTGGTTGTCTTTATAGAAATGATGTTGTAATCTTTGCCGGCTATCTGTATGCCGTCTTTTTTTTCTATCTCTATGTTAGTGTAGAAAAGGGCTACAACATCGCCAATATTTACCACACCGGCTACAACGTCGGATGTATTTACGTCGTCTAAATAGGCTTTTATGCCGTATAGCTCTCTAAGGTCGTTTGTTTTGCCGTCTATAGTGTCATAAGCGCCTTGTGTGATCTTAACTATAAAGGCTACATTGCCGTATTTATCTATTAAGCGCTTTGCGGTCTTTTGCATATTTGTAGCAAACATCAACTAACTCCGGCTCGGCCTTGGCTAAAGCCTCTTGAAGTATTGGCCATACTACACCCATATTGCTTTAAATATGTTGCACTAACGGGGCTAATCGCGCTAGGGTTCTTTTTTAAATAAGGGTTATATTCAACTCTTAACGATCCAACTTTTTCTAATGTGATCGCTCTTTGGTTTGGATCTTGATCTAATGGGTTGTTGGTAATGCTATAAGTAGCGTTATAACATTGTGCTAGCTTTAGATCATCTTCGGCCGTGGCCGGTAATGTAATACCGTCACAATAGATAATATAAAAAGCTGATTGTTTCAAAAAGGCTTCTTTTGCCGGATCATCTAGCGCCATGTAGCCGTGATCTATTGTAAAGCCCTCTATTATTAGATCCGCTTCCGCTAGGGTAACAAAAGAGTTGTAGCCGGTGGCCGGATATACTATTAGCGCCATTTAATCCCCTTTTTTACAGTGTGGTGAAATTGGTTTGTATAGCGGTTGCGCTCGTTCCGTTTGCGTTCTCGGATGAGACTATGGCTTGATACTCTTTTGCCGTGTCTAGCCCCGTTATAGCCTTGGTTAATCCCTTAACTTTTGTGGCCGGTAAAAATATACCGCCATCCGTAATGTTTAGCACTTCGATTTCGTAGCCGGTGGCCTCCGGTACTTTTGACCATGTAGCGCGCGCGCTTGATGCTGTTATATCTGTTATGTTGATCTCGTCCGGTGGCGGTGGCGTCGCTATCCCTAGCCCGTTAAAATATGGACTCTTAAAAAAAGTATTTTGATAAAATGCGCCGGTAAAAAATGGCTTATCAAAAAAAGAATTACTAAAAAATGGCTTACTCATAATTAACCCCTTAAAATGGTTTATTAATAGGGGTAAAAACCCCCACTATAAACACTCTAAGAAAGTGTGTTGAAGATCGCGCCGGCCGTGTTTTTGTCGTCCGTTGCAAATTGCCCCCATGATGCGCTGTCAAATAATACCGCGTTGGTTGGTGATACTGTTCCAACTGTATAAGTGTAACCCTTTACGGTTACATTCATAGCCGTTTCACGCTTAATACGTAACATTGTATTCTCTGTTGTTACGTCGAAATCAGTATAAACGCGCGCTTGTTCGCTGTCAACAACTACGCCCGCCTCGCTTGTAAGTGCTAAAACTGCTTTTCCGGCCGTCATGTCAAAAGATGGACTATCAACAATAATAATAGGTAGGCCTAAAGATGAAAACTTACCCGTGTTAATAGTCATACCGCCTACGTTGTCCATTTTTTCCGCGATGTTAAGATCAACAAATTTTGATGCTGTTGTCGAGTGCATCATAAGCGCCACTACATTGTTATATTTATCACCAAAAGCAAAACGCAAAGCGTTAATGTCTGTAAAAGTCATTTCCGTTGTGCCATCGCCTTGGTGCATCTTAGTGTTAGCACTTGATCCAATGGCACCAACTAAAGCACCAATGATTGTATTAACGGCGTCCTCTACTTGTGCCTGTGCTGTTGCTACACCTACAATTTGAGAAAAAGTTACATCCGGATCCATTGCTAATTTAGCAAAAGCATCGGCGGTTTTTTGCACAAAAGAGTAACGGTTAAGCTTAACACCGATTTGCTCGATCTGATCCAATGTTTCGGCCGTAATAGTTCCAACACTTGACGGATCACGATGTTTAATGAGTGTAGAGCTTGATAACTCTTTAAAGATCGCTTTTTTGTCAAAATCGCCTTTTAGGCTTTCGGTTGTTAGAATAATCGCGCCGGCGCTCGATTGGTTCCACACGTTAACTTCCATTTGTAGCGCTTCGATATACGCCTCGTTAAATTCTGCATCTTGGATAACAAAAGTGTCTTTTGTGTAATTAATTGCCATGTTTTTTTCCTTATAATTTAAAGATATTTATCTTTAATGTGTTGCACTTTGCTTACGCCATCGGTTGGCGGTGGCTTATGCCCGTTGTTGTCTTGTGGCGCTCCGCCACCCGTTTTTTGCTTAAATAAATAAACACTCTCATCACTTTGTAAACTAACAAGGCGATCTTGTACCGTCATAGGTTTACCACGTTCATTAAAAAGGGTTTTACCGTCGTTTTTAAAAACAAACGATCCGCCCTCTCTGTCGGCACCATCTAACATAACTTTTGTTAGATCTTTTAGCGCGTTGTCATTCCAAACTAACTCGCTAGCACCTAAACCGCGTAGTGTGTCGGTCATTATCATTGTGTTGATCTCTTGGGTGTGTGTACTCTCTACACCGTCCAATTTCGTTAATGTTTCCGCTAGCTTGGCTTGCAACTGCTCGTTATCCGCCTTTAGCCCCTCATCCACATTACCGGCAAACTTTTTTAGGCTATCTTCTGTTATCTCCGATAATCCAAAAGTGCCTTTAACTAAATCTTTTAGGTTTTGGCGCGATTGTATAATGTCATTGTTCTTCTCTTCCAACTCTCCCACGCGTTGCACGTTTGTGGATAGGTTAGCGTTAAGCTCTTTGACAAAATTGACCGCTTCCGCGTTATCCCCTAGCGTTTTTAGTAAATCTTCGATATTCATTTTTAAGATCCTTTAAGTCCATAAAGTTTTTATAAGCCGTCCGGCTATGTGTATAATTGTAGCATATTTAATAAGATATTTTTTTGATGTACTCATCTATATCTATAAACTTTTTATTTTGTAACGCCGGATAAAGATCGGCCATTTGCTTATAAGTTATATTTGTTGGCACTTCAAAAACTTTTGATTTCAAAAAATCTTCTCTTTTCTTTACGCCTAAAATTCTTTTTTCGCTTCCGCTAGGGTGCTTTAAATAGTCCTTTTGCATTGCGTCGGCGCGGTCGTAATCTTCCGGCTCCATAGTGTTAACCGGCCTCATCCCGTTAGTGGTACCATAGGGTAATCCGGCTAACCGGCTTCTACAATTTGGATGTAACGGCGGTTGGAGATCAACGGCCGGCAAACTATCCCATTTTTTACCGTCTAAAGATCGGCATATACTAGAGGTTGATTGATCCAATACCGCTATGTAGATATAACCTTTGTTTACCTCATCGGCTTCGTTCTCATAAAAATGAATATCCGCCTTAGTGGTGGCATCGTGCAACATAGTACTAACTATTGTTCTAACATCCCTAAATTGTTGCGTTACGATCTTAGCCTTTAGATCTAGGGCTATTTTGTGCGGTGTGTCTCCGGCTATAGCTCCGGCCATAATAATTGATCTCGCTTTTCTTGTGGCGCTAGCGCTTGGGCTTAGTGCTATATCATTCACCCTAACATAACTCCTTTTTATTTTGCCGGCTTTGTCTAGGGTGCTAAAGCTCATTTCATTAATTTTAACTAGCTCTTTGATCTTTTGGCGTGGTATGCCATAGAGTGTAACGGCACCGGCGCCGGTTATCGCTTCGACTGTTAAGCTATGTTCTTTAGCTAGCGCTAGGTTGTCCAACTCTGTTATGTCTAAGATCTCACCTTTTAGATCTTTTCTAAAAATAATGTTGGCTTGCTTCATCTCGCTCTCTAGGGCATTAATGATCGTGGTTAACCTAGCCCTCTTATAATCGCTTTCTGCAATGTAAAGGCTCTCTTTGGCGTTCTCATAAGCTAATAAAACCGCGTTGTGGTAATCTCTCTCACTTTGGGGTACTAATACGCTTAAAAGGTGTGATCTATACTCGATCATCGTTTTTAATTCCTAGGTTCTCATCCTCTATTTTTTTAACCTCATCCTCTACGCTGTCAACTTCTATAACTTCACCTTTAACCAAAGAGGTTAAGAGGGTTTCACGGCTTAGGTTTCCGGCCAACACTAACGCGTTTAGCGCTGTAATAGTTTGGCCGTCATAGGCAACCGTTTTAAAGTCTCTATTAGCTATTACCTGACCATCAAAAGCACTATTAAACAACATCATAGAGATCCCATTTAAAAGCGATGTTAATACAATCTCTATGTCTTGGGCTATATCGCTTAACCGGCTGTTGCTTTCGCTCGCTTCTTGTTCTACTTGTGTGGCGGTCTTAACGCTTTGCGTGATCACTTTAAGCGCGCGTTCTGCCATGCTTCGCTCTTTGCGCTCTAAATCATCTTGTAATGCCTCGATGTTTTGGCCGGTCATTTCTACCCACTCCATAGAGGCCTCCGGATTATCTGTAAATATGATGCTTTTAACGCCCAACACCATAACGGGCGCCGGTGCGTCACCCTCTCCGTTTAATTGCTCCTCTGCATCTACTCCTAGCCCCTTAGCAAAAGGGATCGGAGATCCGGCAACGTCCAAATAACTATCTTTACGGCTTGACGCGTTGAGGTGGTTAGCGTTTATCTTTGCTATGTCATATAGTGGCGGTACATCATCAATATTAAGTTCATATAGTGGAATAAAGCTGTAAGAGGTGACTATTTTCTCTTTTAATTCAAATTCTCCGGCACTTCCGTTTTTGGTGTCTGTACCTTTTCTCCAAAGCTCTATATTTCCGGTGGCATCATATACGCGGTATTGCTCTATTAATTCACTTTCAAACCGGCTTACCTTTTTGGTAACAAACTCATGTATAACGGCAAAAGTAAAATTTTCATTAGCGTCTTTTTCGTAGTTAATTAGTTGATCACGTTCTATTATAGACACGTACACGTTGCCCCCGTTTATAGGGAGATCCGCCAACGCGTAGGCCTTACCGCTTAATATGCCGGACTTACAAAGGTTTTTAGCTAGGGCGTTTAGATCACGTTTGCCGTTAATCGTTTTAGTTTTTGCCTCTAGCGATGTTGGCATATCTTTAAAGCTGATTGGCACTCTAAAGATTTGGCCGGCCATCGTGGTTACTGTGCGCTCCACAAAGTTGTTAAGTGTGGCCAATTCTTGGCGTGTCTCGTAGTCTTTTTTATACTCGTTAGGGGATGGGTAAATAAGATCTTTTGCGGTGTCTATGCCATGATAAATAGCCTTACATAACGCCACTTGGTTTTTGTGTGCTTTATATTCTAAAGTCTGAAATTTTACGCCATCGCCCATAATAACACCTTGTTTTTGTGTGTATTATAACACTTATTTGCGTTGGGTAAAACGTGTCTTTGATCTCTCCAATGGATAACGGCGATGTATCAAATACCCTAGGGCGTCGTTATAATCATCATCCGCCGGATGGTTGTCGCTCTTTTCCGGTTTGCCTTTTTTGTCATAGCCTTGACTCTCTAGGGCAAAAGATAGATTTGAACAAGTATCACTATTAATAAGTAGTTTATCGTGGCTAAAAAGGCCGTTAACGCTGTTAATACGATCTCTTATAGATGGGTTGGCCATTGGTGCATCCACGCGGTGGCCACCATCTTTTAAAATCTTAATATTAGATCGTGACGCGTTGGCACTTTCGTTTTTTCCTGACGCGTCGGGGTATGCCATTATTTTTATGTCGTTGCGTCCGGTTTGCTCTTTGATGTAGGTGTTTATTTTTAGCACCGTTTCGGGTGTGTTCATTGCTTCCAACTCATAAACCGCCCTAGGGTGTCCGGCATCTATTACAAATAAGATCGTGACGTTACCACCCACATTAAAATCTTGGCCATAGTAAACTATTTTATCTTTTTTGGTTAGCACTCGGTCGGTGTGGTGGCGCTCTTTGTTATATGTCCAATATACTTTATTTTGATTAAGGGCTACAAATTCGCCCCTTAGATAAAGATCCGCTGTAACCTCATCATAATTATTTAAGATTTGTTGCACGTAGCCGGCCGGTAAAAAGGGGTTATCATAGGTAGAGGCTTTAATGATCACATAGCCGTCTTTTGGGTTCTTAACCCACTTTTCATATATAAAGCCGGTGGTGCCTTGGTCGGGGGTTGTAACACACGCTATAGAATTAACTATATCGTTGTCTCTCATGTATTTCGTTTGCTGTCGTGTTCTCTCTGTAACTTTAGTCCACACTTTTTTTGCTTTTTCAAAATCTAATGTGTCCAACTCATCTACTATCGTGTGTGCTACTTCAAAAGCCACAAACCGGTTGGGGTTGTCATAAGATCGTAAATAGATCCGGCCATAGCCTAAAGGTGATATGTAATATTTTGATTTATTGACCGTGTAGAATATGCCGGCTTTATCTAGTTCGTCTTTGATGCCCTCTAAGGCTCTTAGATCCAAAAGGTCATAAGTTGGCATCGTGTACATTAGTTTGGCTTCCGGATCTTCTAACATTAGCTTTAATAGCCGTTTGGTGCCTCCCTCGGTTTTTCCACTTCCTAGCCCTCCGATAATGGCCGGATGGGGTTCGTCACTAAATACAAAATCGTCTTGATGAGGTAATAACAGGATCTCTAAATCATTGATCATTTGTTATACGCCTAAAAGTAATAGATTTCGGTTTATCTTCTGTCTCTGTTGCGTCTAGGCCTCCGGTAATTGTTTTAAAGGCTATGGCTAGATCTTTTGCATCCGTAGGGGTTAGATCAACATCAATTTTAGTGTGGCTAGTTGCTCCCATGCCGTGGCCGTCTTTTATCACTATCTCTTTAGTGCCTTTGGTGGCTTGTGCGTGTAAAAGCTTCATTATCTCTATAGAAGTATTGGTGGCTAGATTGGCCATTTCTAGCTTGTCTAGTAATACTTTATTGTAAGTGTCTCTTTCTGTCGCGTTTAGTGTCTCTTTTTGTCTCTTTATCTTATCTGCATTAATAATGTTTTGCACTTCGTCATTTGCTAGTGTCGTAATTGTCTCTTTTTTCCAAAGCTCTTTTTGTGATTTTTTGCCTATTGCGCCTCTGCTTATTCCCGTTTCTTTTGCAATTTTTGAGAGGCTATCACCGCGCATAAAAAGGGCTTTTGCTTGTTCCCATATCTCTTTACTAATAGCCATAACAAATACTTTCTATAGCTCTAATATCATTTTCGCATAATATAAACCATTCGCCCCTAACGCGTTGGCCTCTGTCGGTGTATTTTTGATGTAATCTTTTTTCTAAGGTATAGGCGTTATCACTATAAAAAGTTCTGATAACTTTTAATTGTTCATAGTGCGCGGTCTGTAGCCCTTTTAACCTCTCTCCGGTATCGTTGGCCACGCCTATTTTGTAAAAGTTTGTAGATCCGGCCTTTATAATATATATATTGCTCTCTCGGCGCTTTATATTTTTATAAATATCCCCGTTTTTTTTTATGCCGGCTTTTTTCAACAATGTTCTAACAGCGCTTTCACTACAAACGGCCAACTTAGCTATAGATCTGTTGCTTAGATCACCTTTTTTTAGCTCCAAAGCTATTATGTCTTTTTGTGCCTGACTTAGTGCCACGGTGTCCCCCGTTTTTTGGACGCGTCCACGCCCTTTGATTTTTTCATTATAACATTTGGCGTAAATTAAAAGGGTATTTCATCCTCATCTATGTTAATGCTTGGTAACTGTTGATCCATGCTAGGGGCTTGTTGTTGCTGTTGGTGCTGTTGGTGTGCTTGGTTGTTTCGGCCGGCTTGATCGTTAGCGTTGGCGCTCCGTTGGTCTTGGCGTGGTTGTGTATAGTTTGGGTTAGGTTGGCTTTGTCTCGGCGCTTGTGCGCCTTGTGAGGCTTGCTTTTCTCCTAACATTTGCATCGTTTCAACTGCTATGGAGTGTTTTGATTTCTTGGCGCCGTTTTGATCCGTCCATTGGTCAAACTGTAATCGCCCCTCTATTAGCACTTTTGATCCTTTACGCAAAAATTGGTTGGCTACCTCTCCGGATCGCCCAAAAAAAGTTATATCAATAAAAGTAACTTCCTCTTTTTTTTCGCCGTTGCTTGTAAACTTTCGCGATGTTGCTATAGCAGATTTTGCAATGGCTAACCCACCACCGCTATATCTTAGCTCTATATCGCGGGTTAAATTGCCCACTAAAATTACTTTATTGTACATTTCTATCTCTCTCTAGGTTTTTTTTAATCACTGCTAGATCTTGATCGGTTTCATAGGTTCTTATCTCCATGCTTTCGAGATCGCCGGATAAAATGCTAGCAAAAGTAGCTAGATGTTTTGTTTCGTAATTGTCGTAAAAGTATTGGCAAAGATCCGGAAAAGATAAGCCAATTTGGCTTGTGTCTACTGATATTTTAGCCATTAAAAAAGATGGGTAACGGCTCTCTGTTGTTTTGCTTGTGACGTCTTTAATTATTCCGGTACAAAAGGCGATTGTTAACCGCGCTTTTTGATCGTTTTTTTCATTGTCCATAAACTTTTTAATACTGTCTATATCGTTAAAAATAGTTCTCATTTTTTAGCCTTTTTTGTTGGTTTTGGTATTGCTTTTAGTGCCTCTCTTATCTCGGCCTCTTCATATAGACGGCCGTCCATTAAAATTTCTGTTACTTGGCTAACGGCTTTACCTTTTTTATAGCCGGTCATTAGTTCACCCTTTTAATAGGCTTTGGGCTTTCTGCTCTTAGTCTGCAATGGTTCTCTATTAAGTAGCTAATAACAAATTGTTGGCTAACTCCTAGCTCTTTTGCAAAGGTCTTTAGCCTCTTCTTGTGTGATGGTAAAAGTCTAGTTACAAATGGCTCTCTTTTTTCTGCTTCACTCATGTTTTTAATACCTCTCTTAATGTTTTGTTGGTGGCTTCTAGCTCCACGATTTTTAGATCTTTTGCGTGTAATAGATCTTTTGCTTTGTCATTAGCTCCGGTTATTAATGCCTCCATAGCTATAAATAATAATACTTGTTCATTGTTTCCCATTTTTATTATTTTTGATAGATCTGTAACTATTTCTTTGGGTTTATCGTTGCCAAAGATCACGGCTAACCCCTACTATCGTTAGAATAAGCATTATTACTATTAAAGTGCTGTTGCTGTTGCTGTTGTTGCTGTTGCTGTTGTTGCTGTTGTTGCCCTCTGCCGGTATAACCACCTTGTCTATATTGCTGTTGCTGTTGTTGGTGCGGGTGGTTCGGGTTGTAGGCGTTTTGGCCTCTGTCCGGATAATTTGGATGTTGGTTAGCTCTACCGGTGGCGCTGTTGCCGTCGTCGTCCTCTGTCTCTAGTACTAGCATAGAGATTAATGCGTATCGTCTAGCATAAGTTAAGGCACCGCCAAAGCTTTGCATATTATTAGCGTTGTAAATAAGTGGCGTTGTACTTTCTAGCACCTCTTTAGGATTATTGGCCATTACTAACTTGGTGATCAATACATCACCGTCACTAGCTCTAAATGGGTATTGGATGATCAATATCCCTAAATCATTTAACAGAGGCGCCACGGCTTTTAAAACCGCGTTAATGTCTGCGTAACTGCTTTTAAAATGTGGGTTAGTGCTATCTTTTGCGATAACTCCTACTTGCTTTTGAAAAGTTAGTAACTTTTGGTGGATCGTTTCGGTTGTCTTTTTTTCGTTTGTCATGTTAAGCCTTTTTTTTAATATGTAGAAATTGTATAACAAGCTATGTTAAACCTTGCTTAAATTGCTATACAATAGTTATATATTATGATCTTATAATAATATGTCCACGGTTGGCGTTTTTGTGGGTTCTCCATGCTCTCCAATGAATTTTACTTCTATTGCAAATATAGCTTTAGTGTTGCTTGATCTTTTGTGCGTCTTTGTTACGGTGTATTTTGATAACATCCCATAGATGCCACTACCATTAAAATTAAAACAGTAATTATAATTACTGTTTGATACATCGCGGTTAAGTGCCTCTTGTAGTGTTTCACCGTGTATATTAGTAGTATAAAAGGTTTCTAAGCCGTCTTTTGCCCACTCGTAGCCGGCTTTTTTTATTAGTGCTTTAATCTCTATTGTGTTCATGTTAAGCCTTTTTCTTTTGTGTTTAGCGCTATTTCTTCGGTTGTCACTTTAGCGGTTAGTTTATACAGCTTTGAAGAGTGGCCGGCTAGCCCGTCAAAATCAGAGTTAATTTTAAACTCTATAGCGTTGTTTAAAGTTCTAAACTCTCTTTGCCTTTTGCGATCTTCACCTTTAACCGTTGTCTCTACAACATAGGTTATTCTTATAAAATCTTTTTTCATGTTAAGCCTTTTTTTTAATTTGGTAGCATAAGCAAAAGCGGTTTATACCGCCTTTACTTTTCTGTATGCTTCTAGTATATT